AGGGATGGAACACCAGATTGCAACAACCAACGTAAGTTGTATTCCATAGCTTCTGCTGTTTTTGTATTATTTTCATCTTCTGGATCATCTAGTATCAACAATGTAGGTCTTTGATTCCCGTGTTTAATTCCACGTATCTGCTGACCTGTCCCCTTACAAATAATTAAACTACCATCTTTTAACTCTACTTCTGTATTAGTCCATTTCTTTGCAGACTGCATTCCCCAGTATCCAAAAAAATATCTAAACTCTTGAGAGTAATCTAACACATCTTTGATTGTACCTAAAAGTTTAGTAGCGTGTGATTGCGTACGAGACACAAGCACAATAACCTTAATTCCTTTATCGAACATCAAATGAAACAATGGATAAATACCAGCAGCAACTGAACTCTTAGCGTGTCCACGTGGTGCAATAATATTTATTTGTTTACAATCGTTGTTTAATAAATGCTTTGTAAGGTCGTAATGAAAAGGAGGAGACTCACTACTAAACATATTAGGCATTACCATTCTACCAAATAGCAACATATCTTTTTGCATTGCTGATATAATATCTGATTTATTTTTCTTCATCTACAATAATAGTAACTTCAACTTCCATATCTTTACCCACCTCAATCATGGTAGCTAAAAATAATAACAAGTCATCTTTGTTACCCTCAAGTATTATCTTCTTCCTGTCCATCTCCGAGCTCTTTTTTTTGTGTTGCTTTCAACTTTTTAGTCTGCGTTTCATACTGACTAGAGATCTGATGACTAATATCCATTTCTAATGTTTCTGTTTGTTGCGTTTTATGTGGAGCCATATCTAAAAATACGGACATTTCTTTTGCTGCACGTATCATACTCCCACTATCTTCTTTCATCTTCGCAACTATAACTGCATCTTTCATTACATCAATAACGTATCCTTCGTCTACACCCTTATCAGTTAAAACCTCTTTTAACTTATCTTTTATCATTTGCTTTGTCTCCTTCAGCTTAAATAATCTCTTTGCCGCTATCTGTGGCTCTTTTTGATCTGGTCTATAAAGAACTCCAATCTTATCCATATCAGGTTTTTCCCCCGCTACCTTATATGCAACATAAGCATCTATAGCTAATTCTGCTCTATTACTTGTAGCTTCTATTTCACTATACGATCTTGTAGATACGTGATTCATATTTCCAGACTCCCAATGTGGTTTAAATTCTAGTTTTCTATTTCTTCCTATCCACTGTCTTCCGTATGGAAATGTAACAAGAGTTCCTTTCTTATACTTGTTTCTATAGATACACTTACTAACATATCCATCATCGCTTAACCCATAGTCTCCTTCATCGCATTCTTGCCAATGAACATGCTCTGGTATATACTTATCTTCCTTGTCGTAAACAGTATATTCTTTAGGTTTAAAATTATTTTTCTTCAGTCTTTTTACTATCTTTATCATCTAACGGGAATTTTTCTTCTAAAAATTTTTTGAAGTTTTCTTTATCTCCTTTCATATCTAGATATAAATTTAATGCTTGATCACTGTTCCAAAGATCCATCTTCATTCGCTCTACTTGTAATGCTAACGTTCCAATCATTTGTAACATTTCTGATTTGGTTGGTTTCTTTTTCTTGCTAATAGCCATTATAACTCCTTATTACATTTTTCACAACGATCGCCTCTAGTGAGTATATTTTCCGTTGCTGCCTGCACACCTATAGCTATCTCTAGAACGTCTTGGTATGCCATACCTACAGCTCTTATAATCTGTTGAGTGCCTAATTCGTGTGTAGCCCTATTTAGTGTCTTATCAAATAAATTTAAAACTAAACTTTGCATAGAGGTATAATAAGACTTATTGTCTTTTAAAGATATAATCTGTTCAATGGTGCTATCTTTTGGACCTACCAAGTAAATCCAGTTATATTTATCTCTACTGACAAGATGTCTTCGTTTCTTATCTTTCTTATCAAATATTACGTTATCTGCTATGCTCATTCTTTCTCCACATACGTTTATTATATAGCAATACATACTTGTATGTATAAATGTACGTTTATTAACGTTTATCTATATACGTTTATACCTTGCACTCTTCTTCTTCTTTTATGCGTAGCTCTAATTGCATTTCTTCTATTTTAACCATAATCTCTAATTCTGCTGACATAGTTTGTAGCAATAGGTACATATCGTCATCAGATAGATCTAACTCTACCTCTTCCCACTTACCTGTTTCTTTATTTAATCTTTCTAGCATTCTATTCTTTTTTAGAAAGGTTATTAGTTTTTGTACGCTTTTCATACTATAACTTAATGCATTTTATTTGAACCTTGCAATACTTTTAAAAAATTGCCCTAGATTGCGTGTACATGGTATATATACCACCTACCCCCTACAAATATTGACTTTTCATATTCAATATCGTTGAAAATATTCGTTTGAATATTCAAGTCAATATTTGTTACGGGCGTAGCTGCACCCTCGTGCTCGAGAGAGCACTAATGTTAATTAAAAGAAAAAAGAAAGAGAGTTCAAAATGAATACAGTTCAAAGTACATTCAATATGTTGGTTAATGCCGATATCGCAAAAGATTTGGTAAGTATAATTATGCGACCTACCAAAGCAACTTGTGATAAATTAGAAGATAGACAGAGCGAGAGTTCTAGAACGCATTTAGGTGCAATATCTTCCGAGATGCTAAATACAGCAAGTGACGCAAGTCCTGAAGAGTATAAGTATATCTATATGATTACTATACGTGCCAAGGATATTAGTAGTTGGTTGCTATATGATTCATTTACTAAATACCTTGCATTGCGTAATTTGCAAGTTGTTACCAAAGCCAAAGACGCTAAAGGTAATATTGTAGACGTTGATTATACATCCTATAAGAACCAGAATAACGACAAGGAATCTCTTGTGACATTATATGTTACAGCGACCAATGACGTTGTTGGTTCCCTTGTAGAGTAGTATCAATAGAGTGTTGTGCTATCGTTCTATAGAGTTCAGAGCGGTAGCATAGCATTTTCATATTGTGCTACGCATCGTAAAGAATTTTTTTAATCTAGATAATGCTATCTAGAAAAAACCTTGCCATTGGTGCAAGTAATAATTATTATAATTTATGCCAACTAATATCACAACCGTTCGAAACATACCTAGTGACATTTACCTATATCAATTAATTCCCCCTATTAGTTGGCAAAGAATTTTGTATTGTTTGGTCAAAGTCTACTTTGTAGCAAAACAATGGTTAGTGGATACATTGCCAAAAGTATGTATCATAAACAATACAATTATTGTGTTAATCAAATAAAAAAAAGAGGAAAAGAAAATGATACCAATGTGGATGAAGAGATTAAAAGGGTTTGGTTCAATCCAAGCCAGAAGGACATTTGATACTTTAAGCCAATATAAGAGTGACCTTACCAGACGTTATAAAGGTAAAGGGCTATTTCTAGCGCTTACAAGTGTAAATTTCTTAATAAGACGATGGATAAAAAACGTCATAGTTGCAGTATCTATGCTAACTACTAGTATAGTATTGTTTATGAAATTTGACACTAAGTATAATATGTTTACTGGCGAATATATGAACTACCTATCAACAATTGCTTTAGACTTATCGCTATTGTTCTTATGGTTAGTAACAGCATATGTAGCAGTTGTAGCAATACAATGGCTATACAATGAAATGGTAGACTTGAAAAAGGAGATGTTTTATGAAGGATATTAAAGTAGGAAAACAGAAACCTAAGAAAAAGCACGTACCATTACCAAAGAACGTTGAAGTTAATCTTACATTCGATGTTGAAACTGAGCCGTTTTTAGACGCTTCAGTATTCGATGACGGAATAGTAGAAACATACGTCAACGTTAAAGCTAAAAAAGCAACTATAAGGATAGATAGGGATGACTAAGAAAAGGATCTATCATACAAGGTTACAACATTCTACACTATTTGTTAATTGGTTTAAACATCAATATCGTATTGATTTAAAACCATTGCAGCAAAAAGCAAGCAACGCATACGATCCAGCGTGCGTAATGGCTTGTAGTAAAATGTCAAAACCTTTAATGTGGGCAATATACTACAATGTGGTGTCTAAATGAAAAAGACACCATTGAGAGTAGTATGCCCTAATTGTCGTAGTGTTATTGCAGAAACAGCATATAACTATCAAAAGCAGCAATGGAACTTTGTGATAAAAGAAGAGTGTTGCGAAGATAGTATTGCTATGTTGTCAAAATCAGTAATGAACGACATATGTGAAAAAGAGGTTAGTTCTACGGAATTAGAGGAAGGCTACAATGGCTCAATAGAAGAGCCTTCGTTCTATGACTGGGAATCTAATAGGTGAACAGTACAGTGTATAAAGGTTACTCTTTTTCCCTTTATGTACAACCGAGAATAGATATTTACCAAACTGAAAACGAAGTGGCTTAGTAGGAAACTACTTTGCTAACACAGGCTTTGGTAAGTATCTACTCTTTCAAATTAAAAAAAGAGGAATGTAATGAAAAAAGAAATAATACACGTAGAGTGTGATTTTTGCGGGAATAACGATCCTATTGATGACTATAGTTTAATGAAAGAAAGTATTTCATTTTATTCAAAAAGCTATAGACAAAAAATAAAAGTTAATCTTAAACATAAGTATATATGCTCAAAGAGTATATTAGGTGAATGTAGAAGAACTTTTTATTGGTGGGTCAACAAAGAGTTAACTAGACATATCGAAGCTGATGAATCTTATGCTTGGAATATGTTATATAGAAACAATCCTCAAAGAGGATAATAATAAAGGAGAGTCAAAAATGACCGAATTAGAGGCATCATTAATAACTATACTTTTTCTTATTGTATTTTTATTTCTCACTTTCTTATTCTTGAGAATATTTGATAGAATAAGAGATTTAGAAATATTAGAAAAGCAAAAAGAAAAACAAGTTCGTGAATTACAATCAATGACAAATGTATTAAAAAACTACAAAAAGTAGGGAAGGAGTTAAGATGAGCAAATT